TCGATGACATGATCTCATTCCTTGTCAGCTTATCGGACATCTCTGCTAACTGGCTAACCGGAATAAGTTTAAATGGATCGCTAAAGAACTTAATTGCCTGTCCTCGCGTTCTAGCTGTCTTTGATAGCCACTTCCGCATCATTTCTTCGGTGATGGCTGTAATGATTGGATTGACTGTTCTATTTTGGTAGTTTAGATAAGTATTCTCATCTGCTGTGCCATCAAAGATACTCTGCGTCAACCCTAACTGATTGTAAAGATCTGCTGTAAGATCTTTTGCCTGGGTCCACAAGTTATTTTCAAGGGACCTATTAAGCTGTGTAATATGCTCGGTCGCATCTACATAACCAATTCCATACTGAGAACCAGTTAACTGTGCTTCCAAGTTTTTGCGCCTCTCTTCTGCCTGAATTTGGCGAGCGCTTGATTTGATAGCGTATGGTAGCTGGATGATTAAGTCCATTTTGCCGGCGCTATTCTGCTCGTTTGTTCTGTCAAGCTGATTGATAACCCTAACAAGCCTCTGCAATGTTGAGTTTGGCTCGTTCATTACTGAATAGAATGGGTTTTCTATTATGGCTGTTATCGCTTTATCTACAACGACTTCTTGCTTTTTACCAACACGTTCATTGTACAGTTCTACACGGACTTGATATGGATACCATTCGACTATTTTGCCGACGCGCAATGAATAGATCTTATATGCTTCGGTATCATATGGATCTATATTGGTATCAACCGGAACTATAGCGACAACACCTTCGTCAAACATAGACATGACTGCGTCTTGTATTAGGTTTCGTCCTGTTTGATCGATATTTGCCTCGATTGTCAAGGCATTGTTGAGATCAGATGATATTGTCTCGGTGTAATTACCCTCTTCATTCAGCATTACATGGTTTATATTTATAGAGGCCACATCCAGCGCAATTCTGTTATAGATCGAATTCACAATCGACCTGGCATTGGTTCGTGAGAGTCGGATTTTGTCCGGCCTGTTATATGAACCATAGCCTGAGAATGTTGGAGTGGGGTCTCTCCCCATAAAAGCGTTCCATCCATTACGGAACCGTTCTGTTATTTTTGACATGATGTGATCTCCTTATTTAACGATTTTATCTTTAACCCTATCTGCTCCTGTTGGAGCTATGATATAGTATTGACTCATTTCTTCTTTTTCTTACCTCCTCCTGAATTTTGGTCTTTGTTTTCGTCTTGGTTCTTGCCTTCTCCGAAGTTATTAACCTCATATACCCCGCTGCTTAGTACTTTGATTATATCGACAACTTGTTTGCCCCAGTTTGTCATTGTGCCAACTTTTTTCATTGTCTGGTCTGCGGCTTTCCATCCAGCATCGATCTCGGCCTGAGTGTAGGATGATAATTTTGACTCGAAGCTGAATCGATCTAATATATCATCTCTCTCAGTTTTTGTAAGTTCGCCTTTGATCATTGAGACTTCTACTGGAGTTCCACTTCGAACTATTCGTTCCTTATCAGCAAGTGCTTTTTGGCGGGCTTCAAGGGTTATTAATCGCTGCTGTGCAGCTTTCTGAAGTTTCTTCTCTTCTTTCTTCTGCTTGCTTCTTGTTATTGGGTTCAGAGAATACTTTCTTGTAGATTTCGTTTTGGTTGTTGTGCTACTTGACGATCCTCCGCTACCCCAAGCATAACGTCCGCTTCCTCTTCCAGGAGGATTGTCATCATGACCTTTTCCGAAGTGCATGATATCTGCTCCTGTTGGAGCTATTACGTATTTCATTTATGTAGATCCTCCTTGTCTGTTTTTATTTTATTCCGGTTATTGTTCTTTTGCTTTCATATATGTATCTATGGCATCATACTGTGAATTTCCATAAATATTTAAAGTATCCACTATAGATTTTACTCCAACAGCAGCTAAACCAACGGTTCCAGCAGCAGCTAATGGAACTGATCCTAAAGCTATTCCTGCTATAGATGCTACTGTGGCTGGATAAGCTAACACATTATTTACTACAATCTGACCGAGTTGCCCAATTGTGTATGCTGTTGTTACTCTTTTTACTTTCTGTCTATCTGTAAGGTCTGTTCTATTCTGTGTTTTTGACACACTCTTGCTTACTTGCTTTTGAACTATTCCTCTTCGCTCTTTAGCCCCGTCACCGTTTCCAGTACCCCAAGCATAACGTCCACTTCCTCTTCCAGGAGGATTGTCGTCATGACCTTTTCCGAAGTGCATGATGTCTGCTCCTGTTGGAGCTATTACGTATGTTGACATAATTATATCTGACCTCCTCTACTTAATTCTTATTGTAAACTGTAAATACCTTATCCAAATCTATTCCACTGGATTTTGACGATGATGACGTAGCTTTCGTTACGGCTGTTGTTCCAGTAGATACAGTTTCTTCAGATGCCTCAGAAACTTTTGTTGACCCCGTTGAAGATTTCATGAGCTGATTTACTCGATCTTGGATCTCTTGATAATGTTCGCCAAGGGCTTCTTTTCGTTCCTGACCATTAGCAAAGTTTCCTCGAATTACTTCTCTTGCTAATGCATCGATCTCATCAGATGTTAGGTCGAAGCTTGACTCATTTTCAACATCTTCTGACTCATCTGAATTGTCAAGATGACGACCACCTTCATAACTATCTGGATAGTAGTAAGTTCCGTCAATCCTTTTTATATATTTATGCTCTTCCCATGTAGAACCTTTAGCGCTATGCATAAGCATTACTAGCCCTACTCCTCGATAATTTCTGAAATCTGGTCTCATTTTGAATTCTCCAATCCGCTTATTCGAATGCATCTAGGTTTGCTTTGTATGCTACCCAGGCGTCCATCATAGCTGCTACGTTATCAATCTTCTCCCTTGACCGTTTCTTGTATAGCTTCCGGTTTCCGTTCGTGTCTTCCAGAACGATGCAGTTCCCCATTGCGAATGACATCAACTCTTCATCGAATAAGAGCAGACGATCTTCTGACATCTTCTTTAACTCACCGAGCGGAACCGATTCAGTCTTAACGCCCTGAGGAACCTTCTCGACTCCATATGGACCATTCTCTTGGCACCATCTCTCGACAAAGTCTTTGGCATTGTATGGGTCATATCCAAAGCATCGAACGTCATACTCTGAATCAATGATGAACTCATCTATATCGTCATAGACCTCGTCCATGTTCAGAACTGTTCCTGGCATGATGATTAGAGTTCCTTCATCTATGAACTCCTGATACTTCTGTCTCATAGCTGCCTGGAGATTGTTAAGTGTCTTCTCGGTAATGTAAGCACGAGTCTTGATTCCAAATCGATCATTTGAGAGTGGAAACATAAATGTAAAAGCACAGAAGTCATCACCCTGAGAAAGATCTGCACCCATAGCACATGGGAGCTTCCAGTATGTCCTTCTTCTATGACAAAGAGTCTCCTCATATGTAAAGAAGTACGTGTAGCCTTCCATAGGAATACCGAATCTCTTTGCTAAGATATCATTTCTTGATGCTGGTGCCTTCTCTGCTCTCTCGACATCCTGCTGGTAAGTCTCATAGCTTATAGTCTTACCAATGTTCGGATTGGCTTTCATCCACATATCAGGGTCGGAAACTTCTTGGACATCATCCAGTTTATACCACCAGATAGAAACATTCTTAGCTTCATACTCTCCTTTGAGTATGTCTCTAAGTTCCATCTTGATTGTATCACCGGCTCCATTTCGGATTGTTCCTTCAGAGCTTGTAGCGATTATGAGGTACTCATCTACCTTAGACGCACCCTGTTCAAGAGCACCTATAACATCTTCACGGATATCACAAGATAACCACTCATCAACTGTTGAGTATTTATTTTGTAATCCCTGTAGTTTTGCTATAGACATCGGTCTAACTTCGAGCAATGAATTTGTTAAGAAGTTCTCAATCCCCTTCTTTGTAACAGCAAGTTTCTTTCGATTTGCACGAGAACCTGCTGTATTTTGAATTGAGCCTTCCGTTAGAAATCTGAAGTATGGGCCTCGTGATCTAATGATTGCTGTTTGCAATGGGCCAAGCATTTCTTCAGCCTGCTTCATTGTTGGAGCACATGTTACCTGGTGGGTTGTGGATGTGTCGACTGTCAGACCATAGCCTTGATGTGTTGAGGCATAGATTGTCTTGGCTGCGCCCCTGGCTACGATTAGAAACTGCTTATTTACCAGCCTCTTCTTAACAGTCTTCTTTACATAGTGTCCGTGGCCATGCCTGGATCGCTTGTAGATGCTCTTCTCTACAAAGTAATACCACCCATAGACTTGCTCTCCCCAGAGTTTGAATGAATCCAGTAAGAACATATCTGAGCCATCTGTTAGGGTCAGCTCGTTCTCGCAGAAAGCTATCCAGCCATTGACCGCCTGGTCATCATAGTAAACTCTTGGATCCGCGATGAGTTTGTCAATGCGATTCATCTCTAGCGAGACTTCTTCATTGACAGGGATTTCACCATGTAATACGGCATCGCGAAATTCTCCGTAATACTTTGGCGTTGCCGTATTAGATAACATGTTAGTGATCGTCTCCTTTTACCTTTCTATGTCTAGGTCGAATAGCCGTTCATACTCGCCCAATCGATCCCAATCCCCAACTTGTTCTGGATATATATCAAACCCTTCTTCAACTATATATTGAACAACCTCAAGATTATACTCTTTTATCTTTGAGTTAAGTGCTTTTTCCATTTTATTTGATTCTATGATAGATTTACCGATTCCATATAAAGTAGTTGCAAGTCCAGCAGCAGCTCCTGCCGCTCCTGCTATTGGGTTAATAGCATCTAATGCTAATCCACCTATAGTTGTGATTGCAAGCCCTACTGCTGGTGCCCCAAAAAAATATGCGACTACTTTATTGGCATCTTTGCTATAGTCTGCTTTTAATTTATCATATGCCTCGATTGGGGAGTCTTTTTTCTTATCTATTGTTGAGCCGTAATTATATTTGTTTTTTTTTTGCTTAGCGCCTTCACCATTTCCGCTACCCCAAGCATAACGTCCGCTTCCTCTTCCAGGAGGATTGTCGTCGTGACCTTTTCCAAAGTGCATTATATCGGCTCCTGTCGGTGCTATTACATATGTTGACATTTTAAAGTCCTCCTAATATATTAAATATACCCTTTATCCTTATCATATATCTTTATTGTTTCAACTTCTTTAAGTATATTTTCTGGATTTATAACGATTGTTGGATCATCATAGCTATACCCTATTGATCTATCAACTATATCAGACATAGCATCATAACCTTGTAAATACAGACTTTTCATAACATTATATGTTTGCTTTGTATTATTTTTATCTGCCTCCACAAAGTCATATTTATCATAGGATATATCTAAATCTTTTAAAAGCTGTGGATAGTAATACTCGGATATTTCATCTGTATATTTTTTAAAATTTTCTTTTCCATATTCATCGAGTATTGTATCTATTACTTTTTTAGAACTTGCTATTAGCATTGGATTTTTTGTTTCATATTCTTTAACATATGCATCATTAAAACCATCTATAAAACCGTCACCAGTATAGCTTTGCCAACCATTTTCTGATAATGTAACATACTTTCTTTGGTTATCTAATTTTTCATCAGTTTTTGTTAATCGTGATATTTTTGTGTTTTTTTTACAAGTGCATCTTTTCTATAATCCGCATTTGTTGTGTACTCTATGTAGTCTTTATTTTTTAATAACTTCTTTTTATTCTTTTCATGTATTTTTGTATCGGCTTTTGTTGACCCCCATGCATATCTTCCTGAACCGCGACCAGGGGGATTATCATCATGGCCTTTGCCATAGTGCATTAATTCCATAGACTAGTCCTCCTAATCAAAAGTATTAATAGGATCAACTGCATAGTTCAGCCTGGATTCATACTCCTTGATCTGCTCTGCATATGAAGATAGTACTCCTCCAACTGTTGGTGGATCAAATGCCATTTTAACCTTGAGAAAAACATAGGACTTCGCCATGTTCAGTCTAAGGTCATTACCAAGAAACTGATCCCATGTATCAGCACTTGATGAAATTGCATAACCCTCTGTTGGCCCTACACCAAGCTGAGTTAAAACATTAAGAGCGGAATTAATGAGCATGATGATGTCTGTATCGAACTCTGTTGCATCTTCATCAATTCCTAAACTCTTTTTTGTGCAATCAAGAATACTATCTTCATTCTTCATGATCTTAATCCTCTCTTACGTAGTCCTTCATTACATACACCGGATCCTTAAATGACTCCGCCTGAACCTTTACGAATTTTGGCACCTTTTCCAAGATCGTTACCTTGGTTCCTTCCTCAAGCACTACTGCGATATCTGCGCTCGGTGATGGGGCTTTTCTGCATCTTACATTTTTTGCACCTGTGATTGTGCCGGTATGTGACTTCGACTTCTGCTTGGAGCTCTTTGTCTCCTTAACTTCTACTTTCTCTTCCGCTGACTCTACAGCTGTTTCCATAACTTCTTCCTGTTTGATTTCCTGTACGTCACTCATTGTGTTTACCTCCTATGAATCTTAATAATCATCGTCACCGTATAGCTTATCTAGATATAACATTGCATCATCTATATCTTTTTGGGTTAGTTTACCACTTGAAATTGTTTTTACATTAGAACCTCTATCAAATATTATCATTGGATATTTTCCAGCTTCTGTTGCAGCATTAACATCATTTAGATCTATAACACCTTGATATCCTTTTGACTTTAAATCTTGATAGTATTTATCAGATATATCATCCTCTTTCATTACTCTTTGATTGAATAACATTACTGCTTTATCAATATTCTTTCCATTCATGGCATCAATATATATTTGCCGTTCTTCATTTCTTTTATTTATACTTGATTGTGTCTCTTCAGTTATTGTTTTAAACATTTTCTTAATTTGTTTGTAGTACGGTTCACTTATGAGATCTTCTATATCTGACTCACCAATAACCTTTAGAGATGATTCAATTGCTTGTTCATCTCCTGCGATCTTTAAGTCTTTTTCAACTTTAAGATCCATTGTTGTTCTTCCTGATACTCCTTCACCAGCCATGGCTCTATAGAATTGTTTTAGATCTTCTCCATATGATACATATGTTCTTCCTTTATCCTGTTCGTTTTCTGATCCAATTCTATTAACAATAGTACCTTTTTTTTAGTGTGAACTCACTATGCCCACTACCCCAAGCGTAACGTCCGCTTCCTCTTCCAGGGGGATTATCATCATGACCTTTTCCATAGTGCATTAGCTCCATTTGAGTTACCTCCATAGACAAGTATCGTTCTTTGTTCTGGTTACTGGTCCTGTCTGTATTAGTTCTGCATCTCCATAGTGTATCGCATTATGTGTTGCATGCGTTACACATATAAGATTATTGAGATCGAATACATCAGGATTCATGTTTATGAGATCATCGATTGTTATCGGATTGATGTGGTGTATAAGAATACTTCCATGAATCTCATAACCTTCCAACCCAAGATCACAACCGTTGTCTCGTATTATAACTCTTCTCCTAACTCTTTTCCATTCTGGTGAATTATAGAATTTCTGATTTGCATATCGATGCCCATTGAATGTGAGGTCCCCAACTACACCATTCAATTGCAAATAGGCAAAGCGCTCTTCGAAAGTTTTGATATTGCAGAGTTCGAGATATGACTTAGTCATAGTAGTCATCCTCTTCATCATCTTCCTCAGCAATTCCAGCATATGTTCTGAATGCTCTCATTGCTTCATCAAGACCTTCTTCATATCTTCTCTGTGATTCAAGCTGCTCTGCTTTTGATGCTGACTGTTTTGCATCTGCTCGGAGCTTCTCGACTGTTGCTTTCTCTCTTTCTGTTCCTAATTTGAGAAAGTGTGTTACTATTTGTGCCGGGGCAGTGTGATTTTCAAGCATCTCCTCTGCTTCATCCATTGCCAGAGCTATCAAATATGACTCTCGACCTTCTTTAGTCCTTCGTGCTCCAGACTTCTTTCTCCTTTCTGCCATACTTATTCTCCTTTCTTATATGCTTTACAGATACTTTTTATAAGAACCCGGGCTGTATGGATGTACTTCTTATGGACTTTGGAGACTAAGTCTTTTTGTATCAGAAGCAAGAAAGGAGGAATCCTTACGTCAACAGAGATTCTATTTTATGCAGCCTGGGCTCTTATAAAAGTACCTGCAACGCGCTGCTGAAAATGGCATTTTATTTTTCCCGCTGGGTTATTTTGAGGG